CGACTTCCTGATGCTGGGCGGCGGCGACACTGGGTCATTCGCGCTGTCGAAGAGCAAGACCGATCTATTCCTTGCAGCGGCCAGCGGTTACACGGAGGCGATCGCGTCGGTGCTGAACCGCCAGCTTCTGCCGCGCCTCTGGGAGATCAACGGGTTCGACCCGGCAGTCATGCCAAAGGTCGGATTTGGCGAGATCGCGCCGGTGGATCTGGCCGAACTGGGCGCGTTCGTGCGCGACATCTCAGGCGCGGGGATGCCGCTGTTCCCAGACGACGACACAGAAAACACGTTGCGGCGCGCCGCCGGCTTCCCAGAGAAAACAATCGACCCGGATCTGCTCGGGTCGCCAAACACGCAGATTGATGAAGGGGTTCCAGCATGAGGTTCCAAGTCTACCCGCGCGGTATATGGATCGCGATCAATGACTTTACTGTGGCCGCTATTGAGGCGTCGATGTCGGGCGAAACGATGATCGTGCACGCGCCGGGCTTGCAGTTCGCCGTGACCAACGGCGCGGAGTTCATCGAGACCGACGCGTTCGCGCGCGACTTTATCGAGATGAGCCCGCAGCGGTGGATCCGCACCTCGGCGATCGCGTCGATCAAGCGGTTCGGCGACGAATATGCGCGCGTCATGCTGCAAGATGTGCGGCAGTGCTTTGACATCTTCCCCGGCGAAAACGACCTGTTTGAAGTCTATCAGGCGTTTCGCTCGAAACTGCCGCTCGGCGCGCCTGCGTTCACAGATCTGGACAGCATCTGATGAACGCCGCCATCCGCAAGATCACCGCGTCCGACGCTGTGGCCGTGTTTTTGCGGGCGGCAGAGGGCATGGATCCGAAGATTGCAAAGGCGTTCATCTCGGCCATCGAAGCGATCCGCACCCGCGTTCCTGCGGAGACTATCGCGCGGCTGATCGAGCGGCGCGACTTCACCTCGCTGGAGGCGGCATTCGCCGGGCATTTCACCTCGACCGAATGGCAGCCCTACGGCAAGGCAATCGAGCAGGCGGTGCTGGCGGGGGTCAAGGCCACGAGCAGCACGCAGGGCGTGATCAACGGCGCGCAGGCAGACTTTGAGATCGCCGTCGGGCTGAACCCGCGCCTCGAGCAGTTCGCCCTCACGATGACATCGACGCGGATCCGCGAGATCGACCAGACAACGCGCGACACCATCCGGCAAGTGCTCCAGCGCGGGCTGACAGCGGGAGATGACCCGTTCGCCATCGCGCGCCAGATCAGGGGCTCCATCGGGCTGACGCGGCGTCAGGAGGCGGCGGTTTCGAACTATGAGCGGATGCTGCGCGCGCTCGACCCAGAGGCGCTGGATCGCAAGCTGCGCGACCGGCGCAGCGACGCATCCGTCGGGCGCGCAATCGCCAACGACAAGGCGCTGACAGACGCGCAGATCCGCTCGCTGGTCGACCGGTATCGTGACCGCTATGTCAAATATCGGGCAAACGTCATCGCGCGCACAGAGAGCATCCGCGCCGTGCAGGGCGCGCAGTGGGAGCTCTTTCAGGACATGATCAACAAAGGGCAGATCGACGCCCGACAGGTGCGCAGGACGTGGATTAACACCAACGACGGGCACGTTCGGAACTCGCACGTCCAGATCCCGCAGATCAACCCGCGCGGCGTCGGGCAAGCCGAAACCTTCACGAGCCCGCTCGGGCCGATCCTCTATCCGGGCGATCCCAGCGCGCTTGCCGCAAACACGATCCAATGTCGGTGCGCTGTCTTTGCGCGCATCATCTCTCGCGATCTGCTCCCGCCCTCTCCGGGAGCGGTGATCGCGCCGCCCCCGCCGCCGCGTCCAGTTGCTGCTCCTCTCCCAGCGATGACCGACGAAGAACGGCGGCGGCGGGTCTGGGTGAACAAGAGCCCAGATGAACGGCTCAATGTCGCGCCCGCGTTCATGGATGCGGAGGTCGATCGGCTCGCTGTTATCGAGAAGCTCGGGGATCTCAAGGGCGGCGTGATCTTCGTCAAGAAGGGCGCGTATCACGAGACGCGCACGCTGCGCATCGCCATGTCGAACCGGGACACCGCCTCGGATGATTACCAGACGACCATGCGGCACGAATACGGCCACCACATCGACGCAGTGATTGACCGACATCTGCTTGCCAAAGCGGGGGTCAGTCAGGGAAAGATCGACGTTTATGCCGGCTATGCGTCCCGCCGCGCCCTCGCAGCAATCGCCAAAGATGGGCAGGCGCTGAACGAAACGCTGATCAAGGACGGGCCGCAGATCTGGAAAGCAACACCGCAAACGGCGGCACCGGGCGCGCAAGAGAAGGTCACCGCTGCGCAGATCGCGCTGTCTAGCGCCATTGGCGTGCAGGGGCGGGACAACGCCGCAGCGGCTTATGCCAACCTCGCGGCAGAGTTCAAGAAGCGGGGGCTTGATTACGAAGAGGCCAAACTCATTTGCCCCCCGCTCGCGCTCCGTCCTGGCACTAACCCAGACAACGACTACCCGACGCTCGGCGCAGTCGAAAGCGCGGTGCGCTTTCTGGTGGCCTATGATCTGAACGATCATTATACGCTCATGGAAGAACTGTCGTCGCTGCGGCGCGGCGGATTGCTAGTCGGCCTGTCAGACAGCATCGGGGCCGCGACATTGCAGCAGATTGGCTACGGGTTCGGGCATAAGGCGACCTATTATAGCAAGTTCAAAACGTGGTCTAAATCTGCAAATCAGCAAGGCTTGCCGGGGGAGTTTACGCACAAACTCGGGCGGCGCGAATACGGGGTCGGGACAAGCGCCCAGCTATTTGCAAACTGGTTCGAAGCGTGGACGAGCGGGAACCCGACGCAATACGCGGTCTTCACGCGGTTCTTCCCGCGCACATCGAAGATATTTGAGGATCTGGTCGAGGAGGCGCTGAAATGATGGACGATTTCACATTGCGGTTCCGCGCTGCGATTGATCGTTATGCGGTCAAGTTTCCCGGAGAGATGCCAGATATGCGATCAATGGGCGATGCTGACTATTACGCGCTCCCAGAACTACTAGATCGCGCCGTCTTGCGCGGCAGCCCGATCACTGACGAAGATTTCATTGACGGCGTATCAGGGCCGGATCCAGAACTGGGGCGCGTGCTATGACAGAAGTCGGCTACACCAAGACGCTCAAACCCGTGCGCGATTGGTCGCAGCGGATCTGGCGGCTGATGTTTACGCAGCAGGTCGAAATCGCCCAGGGGCGCGTCGATGGCGCATATCCCGTCGTCATCGACGGGGAACCGCACGACGCGCAGCTCGGCTTACCGCGTCCCAGCTGGAAAGCGGCTGATCGTTCACACAATCTATGCCGCGTCGACATCGGGGTCATCCGCTGCGCGCGTCACAATCGATGTCGTGGTATCTCGCATCGACGGGGACAGTTTTGCAGATGCTGGGCTGCTTCTCACGCAGGGTTCGGTCGGGCTGCAAGACGGGTCGGCGATCCTATCGGATGGCGCGCTCTATGCCGTCCCTGCGGGCGAAATCATCGCGCTAAGGACAACAACGGACAAGGCCGCGACCATCACCGGCGGGTTCTTTGGGTGGCTCGAAGATGCTGATTAACCGCGCTCAAAAACTGGGAGGAGAGGACAGGTTTCCCTATAGTATTCTCCTCTCCTCTCCTCCCTATGAACCTGCGGATGGAACCCGAAGGGGAGACCTGCTAGCGCAGGGTCGCACCTCCGGGGTTCTGGCCGATTTTGCGCCCTCTTCAAATCTCTGTCCTCCCATGAGTAGGATCTAATATGCCCTATCAAACGAACGACGATCTACCGGGCGCGGTGAAGCGCGTCCTAACCACCGATAAGGCGCGCTCGATCTGGCGGCGCGTGTTCAACGACAGCATCGACCAAGGCTATCAGGAAGGCCGGGCATTCGGCGCGGCCTATGCTGCGATCGAGAGCGCGGGCTACACAAAGGGCAAGGATGGCGTTTACATCGAGAAGGTCGATGAGGCGCTCGAAAAGGTATCGACGGACACGCTGCGCGCCAAGGTCGAAGCGCACAACGCAGAGGACGGCGACAAGGGGCGCGTGACTGTCGATATGCTGCGGCAGGTCTATGACCGGGGGATCGGCGCATATCGCACGAACCCGGGCAGCGTGCGGTCCAATGTCAGATCCCCGGAGCAGTGGGCTATGGCGCGGGTCAACAATTTCCTGCGCGCCATCCGCGATGGCCGGTTCCGGTCTGGCAAGCACGACACGGATCTGTTGCCAGAAAAGCATCCTATGGCGACCCGTGGCGTCGAGAAGGCCGACTATCAGGGGCGCGATGTCGAACTAGATCAGCCGTTCCGCCTCCCCGCCGGCGCGAGCAAGAAGTTCGGCGTTTACGTTAAGGACGGCGACAAGACCAAGAAAGTGACATTTGGCGATCCCAAGATGGAGATCCGCCGCGACGACCCCAAAGCCCGCGCTAATTTCCGCTCGCGGCACTCTTGCGACACCGCGACCGATAAGACTTCGGCGCGTTATTGGTCGTGCCAGATGTGGGAAAGCGGAACCTCAGTCTCGGAGATGACGAAGATGGACAAGATGGAAAAGCGACAGATCTCGGATGACGTCTTCACAACGTCGATCGAGGCAGTGCAGCGCGCGCAGCAACTCGGACTAGGGCTCGTTGCGCATATGACCGAAGGGCCAGACGGGCAAGTGTTCTATATGCCCGGGGCGACGCATGAGGATTACATCGATATGGTCGGCGAGGCGGGCATGATCTCGCCCGCAGGCGAAGAGGTCGAGGATCCGACGGGCGAGATGATCGAAGCCGTGATTGATGCCGCGATCAGCGCGATCATCGACGCCACGATGGAAAAGCGCGCGGCTAAGATCATCAAGATCGATGACGAAGCGCGCATCGTTTGGGGCTGGGCGTCGGTCGTATCGGTCGATGGTAAGCCGATGATTGATCGGCAGGGCGACATCATCTCGGCGGAGGTAATGACCAAGGCCGCCGATAACTTCATGGCCGACGTCCGCACCGCCAAAGCGATGCACGAAGGCGGCAAGATCGGGGAGGTTATCCACTCCTTCCCGCTGACAAAAGCACTGGGCGAAGCGCTGGGCGTTTACTCTGCACTCGAAGGATGGATCGTGGCTATGAAAGTGCACGATAATGGTGTATGGAACAGAGTTAAGAGCGGCGAACTCGCCGCGTTCAGCATCGGAGGCATGGGGAAACGAAATGCCGTTTAACGTCACAGAACTGGAGCTAATCGAGCTCTCGCTGGTCGATGAACCCGCAAACCCGGCGGCGCGCGTCGTCATGTTCAAGCGTTACGACACGATGAACGACGACGACAAAATGAAAGAACTGATTGCGGGCGGGATGTCAGAAGACGACGCACGCAAAGAGGTGGCGCGCATGAAGCGCAACAAGGGGGCCGGCCCGTCCGGCGATCAGGGCAAAGGGGGTCAATCTATGTCCGATCAAGAGAAGCGCCTCGGAGAACTAGAGGCAGCAAACAAGCGCCTCGAAAGCTCGGTTGACGCGCTTGTAAAGTCGCTTGAGACTGAAGGCTACGTCGTCCAGATCGCGGACGAGGCAGTGACTGTCGAAAAGCGCAAAGCCGAAGACTATATCGAAGTCGGCGGCGAGACGATCCTGAAAAGCGCGCTCCCTGCGGGCGTTCTGTCGGTGATCTCGAAGCAGGCTGACGAGCTCGCAGCCGTCACCAAAAAGCTGGAAGCCGAAGAGATGGTCAAGCGCGTCAGCGCAGAGATCCCGCACTTGGCAGGCGACGCCGTGACCAAGGGCGAAGTTCTGAAAGCGGTTGACGCGATCGCTGATGAAGCTGTCCGCAAGGCAGCCCATGCTATGCTGAAAGGCGCGAACGCTCTCGCCTCGAAGCTGACCCGCGAGTTTGGCAGCGTCGCTCCGCAAGAGACTGACGCAATGACCGAACTCAACAAGATGGCAGAAGATTACGCCGCCGAAAAGAAGGTCACGTTCGCCAAGGCATTCGCCGAAGTGACCAAGACCGGACGCGGTGCGGAACTCTTCGCTAAACGCAACCACGCGCAGTAAGGAGGCCTCGAATGGCAACTCAAGACAACATGCTCTGCGTCACGCTCGAGGCTGGTGCAGACCTCTCGACGAAGCAGTTTTACTTCGTTTCCGTCGCAGCGGATGGTCAGATTGACCCCACCGGTGCGGGGGTCGATGCGGATGGCGTCCTACAAGACGCTCCCGCCGCTGCGGGGCGCGCTGCGCTCGTGGCGATCGCTGGCAAGGTCAAGGTCGTTTGCGGTGGCGCTGTCACTCGCGGCGGGCCCGTGGCTTCTGACAGCGCGGGCAAAGCCGTAAACGCCACCACCGCAGGGCATATCATCCTCGGCGTGGCTCTTGAAACCGGCGCTTCTGGGCGGATCATCGAGATCCTGTTCCAGCCACGCGGCCCAGTTCCATCAGCATAAGGCAGGGGGATTTAAATCATGCCACAACCTAACGTCGGCGCGTTTCATATCGACGCAGCCCTTACCAACATCTCTGTCGCGCTTCTGCAAAGCCCGGGGTCGTTCATCGCCTCGCGCATCTTCCAGAACGTCCCAGTTCAGAAGCAGTCGGACAAGTTCTTCACGTTCGACCGCTCCTACTTCAACCGCAACGGCGCTAAGAAGCGCGCCGCCGGTGCTCGCGTCTCTGAAGTGGGCTATGAAGTATCGAACGACAGCTACTTCTGCGAAGAGTATGGCGTCGCGATCCCGATCCCAGATCAGGTGCGCGCTAACGCAGACCCAGCTGCGGATCCTGCGCGCGCGGCCGCAGAGCTGGCGACCCACCAGATGCTGATCCAAAAAGAAACCGACTTTTCGTCGTCGTTCTTCACAACTGGCATTTGGGGCAAAGACATCACTGGCGTTGCGTCCTCGCCTTCGACCGATCAGGTCATCCGCTGGTCGGACACCACCAACGGCGACCCTATCGGCAACGTGCGCACCGGGATCGACTTTATCCTCGGCTCGACCGGCATCAAGCCAAACGTGATGGCGATGGGCCGTCAGGTTTACTCGGCGCTGATCGATCACCCAGACATTCAGGGCCGGATCAACGGCGGCGCGACCACTTCGCAGCCTTCGATCGCTTCGTTGAACCTGCTTGCGCAGATCTTCGAAGTTGATGAAGTCATGGTCGGTGAAGCAATCCAGAACACCGCAGCAGAGGGCGACACCGCCGCTCACTCGTTCATTCTGGGCAAGAAGTGCTTGCTGACCTATCGGCCACCATCGCCTGGCATCATGACGCCCGCAGCAGGCTACACGTTCTCGTGGGCCGGCTATCTGGGCGGCACGAACGAGTATGGCTTTGTGGTCGACACCAAGCGCCGCGATGAAGAAGATACCGACGTCGTGCGCGCTCGCTCGCACTATGACCACAAGGTGGTTTCTTCGGCGCTGGGCTACTTCTGGGACGCGATCGTAGCATGATCAAGCTCGAGCAACGATCTTTCCAGAAGTCGGATCCGCTGTTCGCGTTTCGCGCGTTCATCGCTCACGGGCGTCGGTTCAATCGCGGCGCAGCGTTCGATTGGCAAGCCCTTGGCATTGCCCCAGAGAAGGTCGCGCTCCTATTCCGGGCGGGTAAGGTTCGCCATTACGCGCCCGGGAACCTTGAAGTCGACCTAAGCGAAAACGGCCTCGGCGAAGAGATCGCCGAAAATGTCCCAGATCCCGCGCCGGTTAAACCGGCGCGAGCCAAAAAGGTGGTCTAATGACGTGGACTTACGGGGGAGCGCCCGGCACAACGAGCGCAACAACGCGGCGGGATGCCGTGCGCCTCCTCGTAGGCGACACCGATACGACCGATCAGCAGGTAAGTGACGAAGAAATCGCCTTCGCGCTCTCTCAGGCCACTGATGACATTTACAACGCAAGCGCGCTCATCTGCCGCGCGCTTTCGGGCAAATATGCGCGGCTGGTCGATACTAGCATCGAAAGCGTTTCGTCTTCCTATTCCCAGCGCGCGACGCAATACGCAGAACTGGCCGTTCGTCTCATCAAAGAGGGCAAGCGGCTGGGGTCTGTCGGGCTGGGCGTGCCCGTCGCAGGCGGAATGTCGATCTCGGAGATGCAAAGCGTCGAGGACGACAGCGACCGCGTGCCGTCAGCCTTCCGGGTCGATCAGTTCAGCAATCCGCCGCGCTTCGACCCAATGCTTGATGAGGACTGATCCCAATGGCAACCGGCGCGGAGATGCAACGGGATGTCGTCGCGCTTCTTCGGGAGCACGGCTACAATCTGACGTTTCGCCGCCCGAACAACGGCGGATCCTACAGCCCGTCAACAGGCGCTGTCACTGGCGGATCTAACGCTGACGAGACGGCGCGCGTGGTCTTCCTGAACTATAACTCGCGCGACATCGACGGCACGCTGGTGCAGCGCGGAGACCGCAAGGCAGTCATCGCCGCGACCTATAACGGCACGGCGCTGACTAAAACCCCGCAGATCGATGACGAACTGCGCGGCGAAGGCGACGCGGTGCGGGTCGTTTCGGTGCAGACGATCAAGAGCGGCGCGTCGATCCTCGCTTATATCTGCCAAGCGAGGGAATGATGGCGCAGGGCAAGATCCTCCAACAGATCACAGTCGATCTTGACAAGCTCGCCGCTGATGCGGGGGCGACTGTCGCGCAGGCGCGCAACGAATTTGCAAACCGGCTCGCGCTTGAGGTCGTGCGCGGCACGCCGGTGAAGACCGGGCGGCTCCGGGCATCGTGGTTTCTCTCCCCCACACTCTCAGGGTCGCCCGGCGCTGGGCAGGGCGAGATCACCGCAGGCGCGCCGGGGGCAACAATGGCGCGCCTCTCTGGGCAGGCAGGCGCGCTTGCCAGCCTTGACGGGTCGCTCTATCTGCTGAACGGCGCGAACTATGCAATCTTTGTTGAGGCCCGCACCCAGTTCCTTGCAAAGGTGCTGGCGCGCGCCGCTTCAATCGCGAACGCAGTCGTGGTTGAGATCCGCAACATCAAAGCGACGGGGATCCCATGACAGTGATGCAGGACATCCGCGCGGCGCTTGAGCAGCAGATCGCCAATGTTTCGGGGATCCCGTCATCGAGCAATCGCGCATGGGAGAACGTGCGGTTCACCCCAACAACCAACACCGCGTGGGTTCGCATGGCACTTGTGCCCGTGACGAGCCGCCCAGCCGTGCGCGGGCCCAGCCCGCAGATCCGGCACGATGGCAGCTTCTTAGTCACCGCGCACTTGCCAGAGGGCGCAGGCCCAGCTGCCGCTGACGCGCTGGCAGACGCTATTCGCGCATCGTTCACAGTCGACACCGGATTGACATCAGGCGGCGTTACTGTGCGGTTCAATTACGCAGAGCGCGGCGTCGCCGTGCTCGATACGCCATGGTATATCGTCACTGTCTCGATTTCATGGTACACCTACACCAGCTCATAAAAGGAGGGCGCACAAATGCCATTTGCACAGGGTTCTAGAACACAGCTCGCCTATATTACGGAGAGCACATACGGCACGACACCCGCGACGCCCGCGATGGTTTCGCTGCCCTTCGTCACACATTCAGTCGACCTCAGCAAAACGCGCGTGCAATCGGCAGAGATCACCCCGGATCGTATGCCCCGCGTCGATCGTCACGGGCAGCGCACTGTCGCTGGTGACATCGCCGTCGAGATGCGCCCGGCTGATTATGATTTCTTGCTCGAAGCTGCCCTGTTCGGCGCGTTTGCGACCAACGTGCTGAACACGGGGACGACAGTCAAATCCTTTACGCTCGAAGACGGCGCGCTCGACATCACGCAGTTTCGCGCGTTCACAGGCTGCATGGTCAACACGATGCAGATCTCGATCGCACCAAACCAGATGACGACAGCGACATTCGGGATTATCGGCAAGAACATGACGCAGAGCACGACGCCGCTCGATGCGACCTTGACCGCAGCTTCGAATAACGAACCTTTCGACAGCTTCTCCGGCGCGATCAGCGAAGGCGGATCCACCATTGCCTACGTCAATTCAATCGATTTCACGCTCAACAACAACCTGAACCCCGCATTCGCGCTCGGATCAACGACCACTCCTCAGATGGAGTTTGGGATGTCGAACCTAGAAGGCACGATGACTGTTTACTATCAGGACAAAGCGCTGATTGATAAGTTCTTGGACGAAACGGAAAGTTCGCTTTCGATCGTGCTGGACGACCGCGTGGCCGGGCTAAACTACACGCTGCTGATGCCGCGCATCAAGATCAATGGCGCGGCTGTTCCTGTTGCCGGCCCAACATCGCGCTTGATCACCATCCCGTTCGTTGCGCTGCGCGACAGTTCGACGGGCACGCAGCTGCGCATCACGCGCACGACATCATAAAGGGAAACTGATGGATCTCTACGACCTCACGCTTCGCGAAACCTACACCTACGCTGTTTTGCATCCGATCAAAAAGGAACCCGTCTTAAACAAAGACGGGTCGCCGCAGTGGATCGAGATCTACGGCGCGGACACGCCGCAATACCGCAACGCGCTGGCCGAAGTGGCGCGCCTCGGGATCGAAGACCAGACGCAAAAGCTGGTCGCGTTCCTTGGGCGCATCACAGCGCGCTGGGACATCACCGCAGGAAAAGACCGCCCGCGCGTGGAAGACGCCCCAGAGGTTTATGCCAAGTTTCCCGCGTGGCTGCGCGATGACATATTCACGGCGGCGTCGGTCCGCGCCAATTTTTTCGAGGGGCCCTCGGCGAGCTGATAAAGCACGCTGAGGGGGTCTTTCGGCTCGCGCAACGGGATAAAGACGGGATCTCGCTGCGCGAGCATTACGAGCAAGTCGAAAAGGCGACGGGGATCCGCCCGCACGAACTGGACATCACGCCCATGCCGCCAACAATGGGCGAGTTCTGGTCGGTGTTCCTGCGCCTGCATCGGTCTCGGCAGGCCGACGCGCCGATAGCATTTTCGGAGGTGTTGGCGTATAGTAAACTTACAGGGCGGGTCTTCACGCCCCTAGAGGTCGACGCGATCTCAGAACTCGACGGCTTGTGGCACGCAGAGAGGGCAAAGAAGTGACCAGTCTTGTAACGCTTGGCGTCGAAGTTCAGACCAAAGGCGCAGCGCAATCTGCGCAGCAGCTCGGCCAATTCAGCAGCGCGGCAAAGGGCGCTGCGGGCGCAGCCGACACCCTAGAGAACCAACTGAACGCGACATCCGCCGCGCAGTCTAAGATCGCAGCAACGGCGCGCCCGCTCCCGGGCGCGATGGATCGCATCGGGGCTGCATTTAACAACAACTCGTCTCGCATCCAAAACACCAGCTTCCAGCTTTCTGACCTTATCGTTCAGATGGAGATGGGCGTTCCAGCATCCCGCGCTCTCGGCCAGCAACTCCCGCAAATGCTGGGCGGTTTCGGGCCGCTCGGCGCAGTCATCGGCGTTGCAACTGGCGCGCTGCTGACCTTCGCGCCTTCTATTCTTGGCGCTGCGGATGGCGCTGAAGCACTCACCAAGGCAATGGATGACCTAACTGATGCTGTAGACGCCTATGCTTCAGCATCCGCCGCCGCTGCTTCACCTACCGATAAGCTGATCGAACAATATGGCGCAGCATCAGGAAAAGCGCGCGAGCTTCTACAGATCAACCAAGAACTTGCCAAGCTAAACGCGCTAGATGCGCTCGCGGCGTCTTCTGAAGCGCTCGTCAGCGCGTTCGGTGATTTTGAAGGGCAGACAGGTGAGCAACTAATCGCCACGGGGGAAAAGGTTGAAGCTCTGCGGGCGCAGATGGCCGATCTTCAGAAGCAAGCAGAGACAGCGGGCGACGCGCAGGCTGGATTCCTATCGGGCCGCATTATGGGCCTGCAAACCCAGATTGACGATTTGGATGGATATCGGGAGGGTATCGAGCGCGTCAAAGTAGCTCTGGGATCCACGCAGGAAGAAGCAGTTACTTTTTCTGCTGCTCTTGCAGATCTGCAAACCGCACTGACTGTTGACGAGCAGGTTGCCGCACTTGCTGAAGTCAAGCAGCTGATGCTTGAGATCACCGGCGGCACGGAAAACATGACCGAAGCGCAGCGTGAGCTTACCCAGCAAATGATCAATGCCGCACTGGCCGGGCTAGATCTGGCTGACAACGCAGGGGCGGCTGCGAACAACATCAGCGCGGCGACGTCTAACGCCACCGCCCTAGCAGACGAGATGGGCCGCGCGGCATCAAACGCCATCGCGATGGCAGCCAACGCTGCTGCTGCGCGACAAGACGCCGAAATCCGGCAAAAGTTCGTTAGAGACCCCGTCGGGGAGGCGGGAGCCCTTGCGGCGGCGCAATTTAAGCGTTCGTCGGGTGCGCTGCTTGGGGCTCAGGATGCGCCACTGCGCGCGGTAGGAGCGGCGCTACAAGCGCAGATCATTGCCGACGAGAAAGAAACGGCGCGACTTAAATTAGAGACAGCCGACGCGACCGCCAAGCTGAACGAAACGATGAAGGGCGGCGCGAAGACGATCAGTGACGTCGAAAGTGAAGCCAAACGGCTCTACGAAAGCACTCGGACGGAGGCTGAAAAATTTGCAGTTGAACAGGATAAAATAGAAACCCTTTACCGAATTGGCGCAATTAGCAGCGAGACCTACACCCGCGCTCTTGATGATCTAAACTCCAAATTCGATCCGTTCACGAAGTTGATCGAGGGCGTTGCGGGCACAATCGAGAGCGAACTCAACAGCGCGTTCGCATCCGTATTGGACGGGACGAAAACGCTTGGCGAGGCATTGCTAGACTTTGCGTCAAACGTGCTTGCACAGGTCGCGCAAGATCTATTCGCGCAGCAATTCTCCAAGCCCATCGCGGCTGGGATCGCGGGGATATTCGCAGCGGACGGGCGCGTGTTTAACAGCGCGGGCGTGACCCCATTTGCCAAAGGCGGCGTCGTCAGCGGGCCTACAATCTTCCCGTTCGCAAACGGCATCGGGCTGATGGGCGAAGCAGGGCCGGAGGCGATCATGCCGCTGGCGCGCGGCGCGGATGGCAAGCTGGGCGTCTCCGCGGCGAACGGCAACAGCGCGCCGAATGTCATCATCAACAATTACAGCGGACAGGAAGCCACGGCGTCATCTGACAGCGCGGGGAACCTCGTCGTCGAGATTGGCCGCGCCATTGCGCAGGACATCACTTCTGGCGGGCCTAGCTATCGCGCCATCCGAACGACGTTCGGGCTGGGCAACCGCTTGCAGCAGAGGGGCTAGACCATGCCAACGTGGCCGGGATCACTTCCGCAATATTTCGAAGTCGGCGTGCAGGACACCCGGCAGCAGGGCTTCATCCGCTCTCAGACCGAAACCGGCCCATATAAGCAACGCAAGCGGTTCACCGCGACATCCAGATTTCTGTCGGGCACGATGCTGTTAACGGGAACCCAGCGCGCGACGTTTGAAACATTCTATAAGACGACGATCTCCGAAGGCACGGACGCATTCGACTTCATCGATCCTGCGGATTTCTCGACCATCTCAGCGCGCTTTGTGTCGCCGCCTTCCCTCTCCGCCGTATCTGGCGGGGGCACGGCGGGCACTGGGCAGTGGCGCATCGAGATCGTGCTGGAGGTTCTCCCGTAATGGCGCGCACCCTTCCCACCGCTGTTATCACCGCCGTGAATTCGCAGACGACGGCGCGCGCGTTTCTGGTGCTGCTTGAGATCACGCACAGCGATCTCGACACGTTTTATCTGGTCAACAACACAGAGAACATCACATCCGGCGGCAACACCTATATTGCTTTCCCGTTCGCCGTGACGCTCCCGCCAGACGACCCAGAGCTGCAAGTGCGGGCGCGCCTCACGCTGTCGCACGTCACGACCGAACTTAACATCTTGCGCACGCTGGCAGGGCAGCGCGAGCGGCCCGCGTTCAAGCTGGAGGTGATCGACGCGAGCGCGCCCAACACCATCTTGCAGAGCGTTTCCGGGCTTGTCGCGGCGTCGGTCAGCTATAACGCAGACGCGATGAACATCGACCTCACAATCGACAACTTCCTCACGGAGCCTTTCCCAAGTGCAACCTTCTCGCCGTCTACCTTCCCCGGCATCTTCTAACTGGTGGAACAATTATGTCGGGATCCCGTTCAAATGGAACGGGGCGACGCGTGAAGGCGCGTCGTGCTGGGGGCTTGTCTGCTTGGTTTACAAAGAAGTCTATAAGATCAAGCTGCCGCGCCACAATGAGATGGAGAGCCAGATCGAGCGCGGCGCGGGATCCTTTGCGGATTTTGCCGCGACAGGCGTGCAGATTGATCTCGCAGATGTGCAATCTGGCGACGTCTTGCACATGTGGGGGTTCTATAAGGGCAGGCGGCGCGCCACGCATTGCGGGATCGTCACGCAGCCCGGCTTCGTGCTCCATGCAGAAGAGGTTATCGGATCCTGCATTTCGCGCTATAAGGGCGACAACCGTTTCTTGCAGCGCGTGATCGGAGCATATCGCCTTGAATGACCTCACCCACCCAAATCAGAGCGCGCTCGCAGAATACATCGAAGTCACGCTCGTTCTGAACCCGCTGGCGCAAGGGGGCCGCATGGTCGTTCGCGTCGCGCCATTAGGCACGCTTGCGGATTTGGTCGCGGCGCTCGTGCCAGACGAACTTGACCGCGACCACATCAGCGCGTTCATTGGGGGCGATTACATCGACCCGGATCTCTGGGCGAAGATCCGCCCGAAGTCTGGCGCGTCGGTATATCTGCGCATCGTGCCGCAGGATCCAGTCACGCTGATTTCAATTCTTGCAACCGCAACCGCGCCGACAATCGCAACCGCAATCGGCTTCACCGCGGGGACACTCGCAGCATCTATCGCGGGCGCGGCGATTTCTATGGCGATCACTTATGCGGCTTCGGCGCTGATCGGGCCGCGCACAACGCAGAACCGCACTGAAAGCCCGACTTACGGGATCACATCAGCGCGCAATGGCATAACGCCATTCCAGACTGTGCCCGTCGTTCTGGGCACGCACCGCATGGTTCCGCCATATGGCGCGACCCCATATACAGAGGTCGTCGGGAATGCGCAGTATTTGCGATTTGTGCTGATTTGGGGCTATGGGCCGGTCACAGTTTCTGACATCAGGATCGGCAATACGCCGATTGGCGATTATGTTGATGTTGAAACAGAGCACGATTTTAACGGCACAGAGACCCAGCTTGATCTCTACCCAGCGGACGCCAGCCAAGAAGATCTATCAATCCGCTTGACGACTGATTATGTCGAGCGCAGGACGCCGCTAGACACAACAGAAATCGGCGTCACGCTGACTTTCCCCTCTGGGCTGTTCAAACAGAATGACAGTGGGCAGCGGGTGAACACTTCCGCGCGCATCCTTGGCGATTACAGGCTCGTCGGCGCAGGGTCTTGGACGTCGTGGTTTGACCAGACCTATACCGACGACACCGCGCAGGTGAAACGCGTGTCACAGCGCCAGCGCGGGCTCACCTCTGGGCAATATGAGGTGCGCATCAAACGCCAAGTTGCGCAATCAAGTAACGCGAAGATCAGCGACAGCTGCATATGGACGGATCTGCGTTCATTCAACACGCAATCGGAGCCGGTGCTTCTGTCTGGTATCGCAAAAAGCGCGTTTCGCATCAAAGCAACAGACCAGCTCAACGGCATCATCGATCAGCTGAACGCGCTTGTCTCGCTCAAAATCCCAACATGGAACGGGTCTGCGTGGACAACGGCGACGAGCACGACATCAAACCCCGCGGCGATCTTCCGCTACGTCCTAAAAGGCGCGCCGAACAAGAAGCCCGTCACGGCGGCGAACATCAACGACGAAGACCTGGGCGCGTGGTATGAGTTCTGCGAAACAAACGGGTTCGCATTCGACCAAGTGATCGATTTCCAGTTGTCGGTGCGCGATCTGCTGCAAGACGTCGCTAATGCGGGCAAGGCGAGCCCCGCCTATGTTGACGACAAATGGACAGTGATCATCGAGCAGCCGCGCTCAACAGTCATTCAACATTTCACGCCGCGCAATACCCGAAATTTTGCCGGCCAGATCATTTATAACGAGATCCCGGACGCGCTGCGCATTCGGTTTTTTAACAAGAATAAGGGTTACCGCGAAGACGAGCGCATCATCTATGACGACGGCTTTAACGCCGCGAACGCGACCACTTTCCAGCTGATCGATTTGCCCGGCCAGACGAACGCGGCCAACGTCTACAAACTGGGCCGCCACTATATTGCATCGGCGCGCCTGCGCCCAGAGGTGTTCACATTCGAACTCGACATTGAGCACCTTGTCGCAATGCGCGGGGATCTGTGCCGATTGACGCATGACGTGCCGGGGATCGGCCAGATGTCGGGCCGCGTGGTCTCGCGCGCCACGAATACGATAGTTCTTGACGAGCCGGTCACGCGCGAAGCGGGTAAGGCTTACACGCTGCGGATCCGCGAAACCGCGACGGGCACGACCCGCGCGCTGACAGTCGCGGCATCAGGCACGACAGTGACCAGCGACACTGTGGATGTGACGAGTGGCGGATCTGATGTGAACACTGGCGATCTGTTTCAGTTCGGGGAGCAGAACCTTGAGAGCTTAGAAGTGCTGATCGCTGGGATCGAATACTTGGACGATCTCGCGGCCGCCGTCACTTGCGTCCCATATTCAGCCGCGATTTATAACGCAGCAGATGCGATCCCAGAATACACCACGATCCTGTCTGATCCGGTTTCGGCGTCTTTTGTCGGCCCACCGCGCCCGTTTATTTCGAATGTCGTATCAGATGAAGCCGCGCTGCAAGTCACGTCGAGCGGCGCAATCGTTCCATCGATCTTCCTTTATGTGCAGGCAGGCAAAACAGCCAGCGCATCGGACGGGACAGTCACCAGAACCGCATTCTTTCAAGCGCGCTTCCGCAGATCAGGCACAGATGACCCGTTCACCTATATGCCCTATTCCGCAGTCGACAGCCCTTATGTCGAAATATTCCCCGTGGAAAGCGGCATCAACTATGACATCGCCGTGCGCGCAATCGGCCCAGACGACGGAACGACCAGCGCGTTCGTCGAGATTTCAAACCACACAGTCATCGGTGCGACAGCCAAGCCGCCGCAAGTCGATACGTTCACCCTAAACACCATCGGCGAGCATACCTACGTCGAGTGGGCCTATCCGTCGATTGCGGTCGATGTGACAGGCTACGAGATCCGCTATTCGGCAAACCAGAACAACACGGCATGGACAACGATGACAGTGCTATCGGACGCGCTCCCCCGGGAGGCGCGTTCATTTACTGTGCCCAGCCGCTCTGGATCCTACGCGATCAAAGCGATTGACGTGCTGAACAACCGATCAGTTCTTGCGACCTTTATCAATGCGTCACTGGAAGACCCTGCCGCGCAGAACGTCGTTTCTACGCTGACGCAAGAACCGCTTTGGACTGGCACTTTAACAAATGTGGATCGCAGCGGTTCTACCATCTTGCTGCGCAGCCAGAACTTTATGGCTGGCTGGACGACGCTTGCGTCGATCGTGAGCATCGGCGTCTCACCTGATCTGGGCTACGCTGCGGAAGGTTACTATGAGTTCGGCGAGACGGATCTCAGCGAAGTTTACACATCGCGCGTCATCGTGGATGCGGTGGTCTCAACCTCTGGCGGGCTTACGACAATGGCGACATGGGTCAACCTTGCAGGCCTTGCCAACATCGCTGGGGCCGACACTGGCGACGAAGTATCAGTCGAGCTGCAAGTCAACTATTCCATCGTCGACAGCGCGACCCCGGTCTATCAAGGATGGCGGCGATTCGTCGTCGGGGATTACACCGCGCGGCATCTCAAGTTTCGCGCCGTGCTCAAGACCATCTTTGCCACAATCAGCCCGACAATCAGCGCGCTGACAGTCGTAATTGATATGCCAGATCGTGTTGACTATGGAAACGACCTCACGTCGGGCGCGGGCACTTATTCCGTGGTATTCTCGCCCAGCTTCCGCGAACTGCGGTCGGTGACCATCGCCGCGCAGAATATGAACACGGGCGACTATTACGTTATTTCTAACAAGACGAGAACGGGCTTCGATGTTATATTCCGCAACAGCGCCGGGGCTGCGGTTAGTCGCTCGTTCGATTATCAAGCAATCGGCTTTGGCAGAGAAAGAGGCACCTGATGGCTCAATACGATTTTGGCACGATTGACCCGAACACCAAGAGCGGAACCGCGCTCGCCACGGATCTGAACTCCTACCGCAACGCGGTCAACTCAATGCACAGCGGGTCAAGCGCGCCCAGCTATATCACGGCGGGGATGATGTGGGTCGACACGACATCGGCGAACTATGAGGTCAAACTCTACGACGGCGCGCAGTCGATCACTGTCGCGATTATTGATGCGACAAACAACGTGGCGCGGGTCGCAGTCGATCCTGCTGAGACCAGCTATATCACGTCAACGACAAACGCGCAAATCCGCCACGTGATCGCCAGCACGGATATTTTCACGACCAGATCGACGGGGATCCAGTTCAATCTGGCTTCCCCGGTGATCTCGGACAGCAACAACAACGAACTGATTTCGTTCACGACAACCGCGAGCGCGGTCAATCAGATCAACGTGGCGAACGCCGCTACGGGCGGGGCGGTTGAAATATCAGCAGTAGGTTCTGACACGAACATTTCAATGGCGCTGATGCCCAAGGGCACGGGCAGTGTGAACGCGGGTGGCCCTATTACATCCACCGGAAGCGTCAGTAACAGCATCGGGCAGCTTTATTCGCTGCGAAATATCGTAACCCTGACTACGGGCACTGCGGCCACATATACCCCGACAAGCGGCACAAAAGCCATTCGCGTGACAGCCATCGGCGCTGGCGGCGGCGGCGGCGGGGTTGATGGGCAAGGCGCGGGAACGGCGGGGTGTGCGGGCGGCGGCGGTGCTGGCGCGCGCGCAGAAATTCTTATAACGTCGCTTTCCGCGTCCTACACTTACACGGTTAGCTCCACGGGCGGCGCGGGCGGCACTGCGGGCGCAAATAACGGGGCAACGGGGGCGACGACTACCTTTGCGGGCGGCGCGGTTTCTCTGTCCGCAGCTGGTGGTGCTGGGGGCACGGGCAGAACGGCGGGGGCGGGGGGCTTGGCGGGGCCAGGGGGTGCAGGTGGCACTGCCACTGGCG